TTATCATATTAGTTCATCAGTAATTTCAGCATCAGAAAATTTTTCTTGGAGAGAGTTTAATTTTTCAGAAAGCGTAAATATAATTTCTGGTGGAATTTATCATTTATTTTTTAGATGTAATTATGTTCAAGATGAAACTAATGGTATAAGTTGGTTTTTTACATCATCTGATGTATTTCCTGGAGTAGCAACTCTTATAAACTCTGAAAACGTTGTTCAGACACAATCTGCTTATGATCACACATTTAGAATTTGGAAAATTGATGAACAAAATAATAATGTTTCAATAGCAGTTGGTTCTGACATTCCAGAAGGAAAACTTGCTAGAAACAGAGGTTCTTTATATTTAAGAACTTCTGGAAGCTATACATTAATGACAAATTTCGATTCAGGTAGTTCTGAAAGAGAATTAAGACTTAATTCTGATTATTATCATTTGGCAATGTCGATAATTCCTACAGAGAGTTATGATACTAATAGAGTAGATTTAAAATTAGGAAAAACAAATCCATTTTCATCGCAATCTGATTTTGGTTCAATATGGTTAGAAATATGGTCTGGTTCTTATCTTACAAGCGGTTCAACGATTTTGACTCAATCTAAAGAAATCATTCAAGAAGAGAGTCGGTCAACCTCTGCTAGAAGATTGCATTTTTCACCATCATTCTGGGAATATAGTCAAGCTTTTGAAACAACAACAAGTTTTTCAACTAACAAAGTAGAATTAATGTTGGGAAAAACATTAAATCCAGATCCGACTAGTTCAGTTTGGGTAGAAATTACATCTGGCACATTTAATAGTCTTGGTACGTCAATTGCGTCTACTTATCATATTAGTTCATCAGTAATTTCAGCATCAGAAAATTTTTCTTGGAGAGAGTTTAATTTTTCAGAAAGCGTAAATATAATTTCTGGTGGAATTTATCATTTATTTTTTAGATGTAATTACACAACCGACGCAACAAATAGTATAAGTTGGTTTTTTACTGGTTCGGACGTTATGACTAATAGTTTTGCTACTCTTGTAAGTAGTGAAAGTGCAGTTACTACTCAATCATATGATTTTACTTTTAGAATCTGGAAAATTGATGAACAAAACAATGATATAATTTCATTACAGCCTGATCAGCAATTAAATGTTTCAACTTATATAAGCACATCTGTAGTTTCTGCATCTGAAAATAATACTTATCAGCAGTTTGATTTTAAAAATAAAACATCTTTGCAATCAGGCAGCGCATATTTTTTATATTTAAAAGGAAATTATCCGACTGGATCAGAATGTGTTTTATGGTATTATCAATCAACTGGTTCTTATAATCATGGAAATTCTTATATTGTTTCTGATACCGAAACATTCTCTTCAATATCGCTTGAAGATCAAGCATTTAAAATATATAGAAGCTCTAATGATGTTTTATATGTTAAAGAATCTGGAAACGGAAATATTGGTTGGGTAGCAAAATAATTTTTTTAGAGAACAAAAATGATAAAAATACAAAAAGAAATAAATAAAGCTGGTTATCATACTGAAGGTGAATTTTCTGCGAATAAATTATTGATATCGTCTGAAAAAGTAGCAGTTACTGGAAGTTTTAATATATCAGGTTCGTTTTTAATAAATGAAAAAAACTTTGAAGAAATATCTTCATCTCTTAATACTCGAATAATTTCATTAGAATCTACAAGTGCATCAATTGATTCTGCTTCATTTAGTGAAAGAAATACAAGTCTAGAATATACTGCGTCTAATTTAATTGTAGTGTCTTCATCTACTAGCATAAGAAATATTAATCTTGAAACAACTGCATCAAATTTAACTGTTGCTTCTTCATCATTTAGCAATAGAATAACGGTTAATTCGAGTAGTTTTAGTACAAGAATATCAAGTTTATCAAGTTCAGTAAGCGATAGAATTTCAAATTTAAATTTTGATTCAAGTTCTTTTGGTTTAAGAACTACAAATTTAGAAATAACAGCGTCAAGCTTAATGTCTAATTCCGGAAGCTTTTCATCTAGAACGACAGATCTTGAATCTACAGATTCTGTTCTCATAACAGCATCTTCATCATTTAGTTTAAGAACCACAAATACTGAAACAACTACTTCTAATTTAATATCTGATTCTGGAAGTTTCAGTACAAGATTTGTTATATTAACAAATGCATCGAATTCTTTTGGTTTAAGAAATACAAATTTAGAATCGACTGCGTCAACTTTAGTTGTTGCGTCAAATAGTTTTAGTAATAAAATTGATAATTTAGTAGCTGCATCTGCTTCTTTATCTATTGCTTCTAGTTCGTTTAGTATATATACACCTGGAATTTTTTCTGGTTCTTGTGATTCTTTACAATATTCGATATTGGATCAAGTTGATACAAATATTTTTGATTCCGTTGAATGGAAATTTAAAGTTTATGATGAAGTTTCAAACAATAAAAAAATAATGAGTGTTACTGCTTTATATGATGCAGGAACAGTTTATCAAAATATAACATTAAAAACATATACAACGAATTTTGATTTTGATGTTGTAGTTGATATGAGTGAAAGTTGGATGCAACTAAAGGCGTCAGGTTCGTCAAATAAAAATCAAATAGTTGGCAGAAGATATATAATAGGTGACCATTTATCTTCTGCAAGTCAATCATATGAATTAATTTTATTACAACAATCACAGTCTAGCGCTAGAGGGTTGAGATATAGTACAACTCTTTATCATTATTCTCAGACTTTTATTCCTACTGAAAGTTTTTCATTAAACAAAGTTGAATTAATGTTGGGTAGAACTGGAAACCCAAACGAAGGATCTGTTTGGGTAGAAATATGGTCTGGATCCGACAGTGTTCCAATTTATCAGATGAATACATCTCAACAAATAAGTAGTTCGATAATTTCGGCATCTGGTAATGCAACATGGCATTCATTTGACTTTAACCAAACGGCAGAGATTAATTCTGGTGGTATTTATCATATTTATTTTAAAGGAAATTATAATATCAATACTGAAAGCTGGGTTTCATGGTTCTATACTGCATCAAATGTATTTTCTGATGGACTACCTATTTGGATAAGCAGTAATGATTTGACTACGACTCAATCAAATCAAGAACATACATTTAAAATATATAAAACGATTGTGGGGTAAAAAAAATGAAATTAAAACAATTATTAAAAGAAGATCGCTCTAATTTGCCAGTTAAATTTTTAAAAATGATTTCAGACGATGCTGAATTTAAAGAATTGAATGATGATGATGCAGCAAAGGTTTTAGCAAGACTTGTTACAATGTTAAGTGAAATGAAAAAATATTTAAAAATAAGATCATGAACTCAAAATTATTAATAGAAAAAGATTATATAGAAGCAGCTAAAATTTTGAATGTAGATGTAGCATGTATAAAAGCCGTGGCAGAAGTTGAAAGTAGAGGTGATGGATTTCTAAAGGACGGAAGACCTAAAATTTTATTTGAAGCTCATATTTTTGGAAAATTGACAAAATATAAATTCAATAATTCTCATCCCTATTTAAGTTCTTTAAAATGGAATAAAACTTTATATAAAGGCGGAGCGAAAGAGTATAATAGATTAGTTAAAGCTAAGAGTTTAGATACTGCTGCGGCTCTTAAGTCTACTTCATGGGGTAAATTTCAGGTGATGGGATTTAATTACAAAATATGCGGATGGAAAACTATAGATGATTTTGTAAAAGATATGTTCATTACCGAAAGAGAACATTTACTTTCTTTTATTGGATTTGTTAAAGGTTTGAAATTAGATAAATATTTAAAATCATTAGATTGGACAAAGTTTGCTTATTATTATAATGGTCCTGGTTATAAAAAAAATTTTTATGATATTAAAATGAAAAAAGCATATGAAAAATATAAAAAACAAAAAATCGACATAATTAACGAAAAAGATATTCCTCAGCCAATTGGGTTTGATACTATTAAATGGATAAAGAAAAATAATTTATAAAAAAAAGGAAAACATAATGTCTACAATTAAAAAGCTTGAAGAACAAGATTTAAAGAATGTACAAAATCTTCAAACGAAGTTTATCGAAATAATCAGTAATTTAGGTAGATTATCTGCTGATAAAGCTATTATTAATGAACAATTAGAACTTATTCGCCAAGGTGAAACTGAATGGATTGATAAATTAAAAGAGCTAAAAAAAGAAGAAAAGACGCTTTTAGACTCTTTTGTGAAAAAATATGGTTCTGGAAGACTTGATTTAAGTTCTGGTGAACTTATTATTGACTAAAAAAAACGTTTTTTTGTTTTTAAAATTTAATTTTTGCTATAAATTTTCAATATTTATATATAGTCTTATTTATATAGTCTTAAAAATATTTTTTTAGTTGGGAGAGATTCATGGCAGAAAGATTCATATCACCGGGAGTGTTTACGAGAGAAAATGATCGTACATTTCTCACTACTGGTGTATCGGCAATAGGCGCAGCAGTAATTGGACCTACTTTATTAGGTCCAGCATTTTTACCAGTCGCTATTACAAGTCAAACGGATTTTGATGAAATTTTTGGTGGAAACAGTGAAAAAACATATGTTCCATATACAGTAAAAAATTATCTGAAAAATGCAGGGATAGTTCATGTTGTTAGAGTTCTTGGAACTGAAGGTTGGCTTGATTCAAACAATAGAGTTCAAGGTCAAAATGATTATGTTAAAATTTATGTTAGCGGTTCAAAAGTTGGTGCTATTTTAGCTTTTACGTCAGGAAGTGATGATTTATCTAATACAGTAGTTGTCCAAGGTTCAGGTTCGGCTTTTAATATTTCATCATCATTTGGTTCAGTTAGTTGTTCGTTTGATATAGCAAGTTCTAATCACATCTCAAAAGTTTTTGGCACAAGCCCCTTTAACCGAAACGGTAATTCAATTTCAAAAGAGTTTTATTGTTATAAAGTTTTCGTCTCATCTTCTAGATCAGTATCAAATGCAATAGTATCATCAAGTAAAGGTAAAATCACATTTGAAACAAACAAAGATTATTCGTCTGCATATACACCTTGGGTCCAATCTCAAGAAAGTATTGCGGGTGGTCCATTTAACTTATTTAGATTTGCTACTATTAGTGATGGTACAAAAGCTAATATGCAAATCAAAACTGTAATAGATTCTATCAGAAAACCAGCATCGGGTTCAGATTTATATGGAAGTTTTAATGTTATTGTAAGAGATTTTAACGATACTGATAATAGACCTATAGTTTTTGAAACGTTTGCAAATTGTAATTTGAATATAAATAGTCCAGATTATATTTTAAGAAGAATTGGTAATAAATATAGAGTTATAGATTCTAATGGAAAAATAAACGTATATGGAGATTTCGAAAACAAATCAAAATATATTAGAGTTGATGGTGGTGACGGATTGGAAAATCTTTCAAACGAAGTAGTTCCATTTGGTCATGCTGCATATAAAAACCCTATTAAAGGAACTGATTTCTTTAACATTCCTACTCAATCATACCAAGGTGCTGCAGATATTTACGATTCACGCACTCCTTGGGGAGTAATAATAACTAATGTTGATGCGAAACAATATTTCTACTCACTAGCAGATGATGTTTCTAACAATTCTGTTGGAACATTTAATTTAGATTCTAAATTTGGTCACAACAGTTCATCGTTATATAGTGGTTCTTTATCAGGTTCGACAGCACCATCTGAAATGTTAAAATTTGTTATAGGCTTTCAGGGTGGCTATGATGGATTTCCTGAAAATAGAGCAATACAAACCAGTACTGGTATAACAGCAACAAACGTTTTTGGTTTTGATTGTTCAGGTCCAGCAACTGCAGGAACTGTAGCTTACAAAAAAGCTATTAATTGTATTTCAAATCCTGATGAATTTGATTTGAATTTATTAGTAATTCCAGGAATTTTAGAAAGACTTCATGGATATGTAACTTCTCATGCAAGAAATAAATGTTTGGATAGAGGTGATTTATTTTATATTATGGATTGTGTTGGAGTAAACGATTCAGTTCAGAATGCTGTAGATTCGGTATCTGGTATTGATAATAATTATGTAGCAACGTATTATCCATGGATAGCTATGAATGATTCTTTAATCGGTAAGAATGTTTGGGTTCCACCATCTGTAGTAATGGCAGGAACAATAGCTTTTAATGATAGAGTATCTGCAGAATGGTATGCTCCCGCTGGCTTAAATAGAGGTGGTCTTGTTGAAGCTGTAGATATAAAATCGAGATTAACAAATGATGAAAGAAATACTTTATATGAAGGAAGGGTAAATCCAATTGCAACATTTCCTGGACAAGGTTATGTAGCATGGGGACAAAAAACTCTTCAAATAAGATCTTCTGCTCTTGATAGAATTAATGTAAGAAGATTGTTATTGGCACTTAGAAAATTCTTGTCATCAGCTTCAAGATATTTAGTTTTTGAAGGAAATACAAATCAAACAAGAAATGATTTCTTATCAATTGCTAATCCATATCTCGATTCAGTTCAAAGACGTCAAGGTGTGTATGCATATAAAGTAATTATGGATGAAACTAATAATACTGCTGATGTTATTGATAGAAATAAACTTGTTGGAGCTATTTATATTCAACCAACAAGAGCTGCAGAATTTATTGAGTTGACATTCAATATAACACCAACAGGCGGCACATTTTCTGAATAAGCAATAAATTAAATGTTTTCTTGAAAAATCCTCTATATTTTTATTTGTAGAGGATTTTTTTTTAAATAAAGAACTTAAAAAATGAAATGTAAAATTTGTGATAAAGTGACTGTCGGTTACAGACATTTTTGTTCTACGGAATGTCATTTAAAATTTTCTGGAGAAGAAAGATTTTGTGTAATTTGTAATAAATCGTTTTTAGTTTTTAAAAAAAACAAAAATAAAACATGCGGAGACAAAAAGTGTATCGACAAATTAAAAAAAGAAGTTTATTTTAAAAAATTTGGGGTAGATAATCCTTCAAAAAATTTAGAAATTAAACAAAAAACAAAAAATACTATGATTTCTAAATATGGAGTAGAATTTTCTTCTCAAATGAATTCAACGAAAGAAATAATTAAAAAATATAGAGACGACGGTATTTATGACAACGCACCAATAAAAACAAAAAACACCAAATTAAAAAAATATAATAATGAAAATTATAACAACAGAGAAAAAAGTATACAAACTTTAGAAAAAAAATATGGGAAAAAAATACATCCAAATACATTATCAAAATTAAAAGAGAGATTAAAAAACAAAAGTGTAGGTTTTAATAGCGATAAATTTAAAAACGTTTTATTAGAAAAATATAATGTAAAAAACCCATCTCAATCTCAAATAATAAAAAACAAAATTAACGATTCAAAATTATTAAAATATGGAAATATAAATTATAATAATAGAGAAAAATTTAAGAAAACGTCGCTTATTAATCATAATGAAATTCACCCATCAAAAAATTCAGAAATAAAAACAAAAATTTCAAATAGTAGAAAAAAAACAAAATATAAAAATTTGTTTAGTACAAAATATAGTGAATTTATAGAGCCTATGTTTTCAGAATCTGAATATATCGGGGGTGGTTACAATAATTTATATAAATTTAAATGTAAAAAATGCAATAATGAATTCGAACATTGGATAGCAAATGGTACCATGCCAAGATGCAAAGTGTGTTATCCAATAAATTCAGGGGATAGTAAAGATCAGCGAGAAATCTTTGAATATTTAAAACAATTATTAAATTGCGAAGTTTTATATAATGATAGAAAAATTTTAGATGGTAAAGAACTTGATATATTTATTCCATCAAAGAATATCGCAATAGAATATAATGGATTATATTGGCATTCAGAATTAAATGGAAAAGACAAAAACTATCATATTCAAAAATCTATTAAATGTAAAAATAAAAACATTAGATTAATTCAAATATTTTCTGATGAATGGGTCAATAAAAATAAAATTGTAAAAAGTCGTCTTAAACATATTTTTGGAATAAACGATACGATCATCTACGCCCGTAAATGTGAAATAAAAGAAATAGATTCAAAAATAAAAAATAATTTTTTGAATGAATATCACATACAAGCTGAAGATAAATCAAAAATAAAGTTAGGTCTTTTTTATGAAAATGAATTGGTTTCTGTTATGACTTTTGGAAATTATAGAATAGCTTTAGGACAAAGCTCAACAAAAGATGAATACGAACTGAGTAGATTTGCTTCTAAGCACAGAATTGTGGGCGGAGCTGGAAAATTACTTAAACATTTTATTAGAAATTATAAACCAAAAAAAATAATAAGTTACGCAGATTATAGATGGTCAGACGGTAATCTGTATAATAAAATAGGATTTAATTTTATTGGTTTGACGTGTCCAAATTATTGGTATATTAAAGATTATGAAATTAGAGAGCATAGATTTAAATACAGAAAAAATATTTTGGTAGAATTATTAGAAAAATTCGATCCAGCTTTAACTGAATGGCAAAATATGCAATCAAACAATTATGATAGAATTTGGGATTGTGGAAATCTTAAATTTGTATGGGAAGAGTGATATAAATTAAAGTTTTATAATATTTATAATTATTATGTCTTTTTTAAAGGGGCTAGGAAATTGATAAAACTTTTATTTTTAAAGAGAAAAACATTTCATGAAACAATCAAAACTAAAACAGATAATAAGAGAAGAAATTGAAAATATAATAATAGAAGTTTCAAAAGTTTCAAAAGAACAAAGAGAGATAGATAAATTAAAAAAAGCTATTTCTGGGATTGAACGGAGTATAGAGCAAGCTAAAAAAGAAAATAAATCAGAGCTTGCAAATTATTATGAAAAATATGTAGAAAAATTTAGAAAACAGTTGGATAGAAAAATAAAAAAAAATTCGCAACTATCTAAAATTACGCAACCACAATCTAAAAAAAATTCTTATATAGATAAAGCTGCTAATAATCAAAATCAATCAAAGACTAAAACATATAAAGAAAAAAAGGTAACAAAAAAAGATTTTTATTCTATAAGTAGAGGAGATATTATTATAGATAGCGACGGAATACAATATGAAGTAATTAAATATTCTCCTGCTTTGAGGAGTTATATTGTATTAAACAAATTAGAAAATGAGCTTATTTTTGATATTAAAAAATTCGGACAATGGATAACAAAAGTTAAATACTTGCAATAAAGGAATTTTAATGACAAACTCTTTATATACAAAATTAAAAAAATACAAAACTTATAAAACGTTATGTAAAATAAAAAGAATAAAATTTAAAGATTTTAGAGAATGGATAAAAAATCCGTTGAATGAAACAGTATCGTTACCAATAAAAGTGGGCGATACTATTTTAGTAGGTAGATTTAAAAATAAACCAATTAAAATCAAAAATATTGGATTTGATGAATACGGATTACCTGTTATAAATGGTAGAAAAGCTGTAACGTTTAGATTAAAAAAAGATAAACCAAAAAATGAGAGTGAACTTGTAGAAATGCCTCATATAGCTGAAAAAAAAATTAATGTAGATTTGAGTATTGAAGAATACCCTATTACTGATGAAAGAAAGAAAATGTTTTTAAAATCTTTTTATAATGGCGAAGGTGTATATGGAGAAAAAGATGGAAAGTGGTATTGTTTTTCAGCAAAACATTCATATAAAATAAATTATAAACCTAAATCTAGTGATTTAATTCTTCCAGATTTTTGGACTAAATATATAAGAGGAAAAATAGAAGAAAATGTGAACGAGTCGTTATCAATAAAATCTGGAAGAAATGGAGAAATTGTGTATAAATGGCAAAATCATTATCATCCAGATAATCCAAATTTTATGCAAGTTGTAAGATGGACTGCGTATGAAAAACCAAACAAAACTATTACATATGGATATGATTTAGGAGCTAGCGGAAAATGGAAGGTTGTTAAACATAACGCTTCGTTTACGGGAGATGCTAAAAAGTTTGTAGAAAGTTTAATAAATTCTCAAGGAAAATTTATAGATGAAGATGCAGTTTTTGGTGGCAAAGGTGATGAAAAACTTGATTCTGAATTTAATCAATATGAATTAGATTTAGGAGAATTAGTTGAAATGGAGCATACAAGTGATCCGAAAATAGCAAGAGAAATAGCTAAAGATCATTTAGCAGAAAACCCTCATTATTATTCTTTGTTAATGAAGAGCGGAGTGGTTGACGAAAAAGAAGCAATAGATTTTTTCAATAAAAATAAAGAATTTTTTATTGAATCTAAAATAAATATAAAAAAAATAATAAGAGAAGAATTAAAAAAAGTAATAAACGAAGGAAAAGAAAAAGTAGATCAAGGGAGATATAATGGAGTTCCTTATGAGATATATGAGATATCAGTTTTTAGTTTAAAAGGCTCAACTGTTTCATATTTTGCAATAATAAATTATAATCAAAAAATAGATTTACCTGATTCAGGTAACAAAAATCAAGCTCTAATGCATCTTAAAAAGCATATAGACAGCGTTAGAAAGAACCCAGGTTCAAAAGAAATAGAAACTATGCCTAAATTTAAAAAAGCTGTTACAATCAGCGGATTTGATGATGTTTTAGAATTTAATAAAACTAAACATGGTTCAGTATTACGATGGGAAGTAATTACTTATAGAAAATGGAATGAAAAAACTGCACAAAATTTTCAAGCAAAACAGGGTTATCATCCAGGTGGTTATGATTTTTTTAATTTTAAGAAAGAAGAAAAATTAAACAAAACATTTAAATATACATGGGAAAGTTATTCAGTTTCATAAACGAAAAGTATTAATAAGAAAATATTTGTAAAAAAACTTGTATTTTTTATATTTATAATCATATTTGGAGATATATAATGGCAAAAATCCTTGAACCGGATGAAATGTTTTTCAAAGAGTTTGAACCAAAACTACAAAATAGATTTATTATGTATATATCTGGAATTCCTTCATATGTAGTAAAAGCTTCTGATAGACCTAAGCTTGCATTTAATACTATTGTAATGGATCATATAAACACTAAAAGAAAACTATTAGGAAAAGGTGACTGGCAAGATATCTCAATTACGTTATATGATCCTATAAACCCAAGTGGTGCGCAAACAGCAATCGAATGGATAAGATTGGGATATGAATCTGTAACTGGTAGAGCAGGTTATGCAGATTTTTATAAAAAAGAAGTTACTCTTAATATGCTTGGTCCAGTTGGTGACGTTGTTGAAGAATGGAAATTAAAAGGTGCGTTTGTATCTAATGCTGATTGGGGATCTTTAGATTGGTCAAATGCCGAGCCTACTAATATTACGCTAGTAATTTCGTACGACTACGCTGTGCTGGAGTTTTGATTTTTTTTTAATTTAATCCAAATATTTCTTAATCAAATGTGATTATCTTGAATTTTCCCTTATATTTATTAGTAACTAATATTATAAGGGATTTTTTATGTTTAAATGCAAACAGTGTGAAAAAGAATTTGATAATTATGATTCATTAAGAAGACACTCTTTACGAATTCACACTATAAAATCTGAAGATTTATATGTTGACTTTTACTTAAATGGTGTATATCCAACCTGCAAATGTGGATGTAATGAAAAAACTAGATTTAATGGACACGGATTTAAAGAATATAAACGCGGCCACATTTCAAGAATAAAAAATAATTGGGGACATAATCGAACTGCAATAGATAAAGCATCAGAAACAAGAAGGCAACAATATAAAAGTGGTGAACGTGAAGTTTGGAATAAAGGTTTAGACATAACTGACGAACGAATTAAAAAATATTCAGAAAAATCAAAAAAAGAAAATAACCCAGAACGAGCTAAAAAAATATCAGAAACTCAAAAACAACAATTTGAAGATGGCATACGGTCAAATAACGGAGAAAATAATCCAATGTTTGGAAAAAAACACTCAGCTGAAAGTAGAGATAAGCAACGGAAATCTCATGTTTTTTATTTAAAAAATAAATTAAAAAAATCTAAGACAAATTTAGAAAAAGAATTTATTGAAATATTAGAAGAATTGAATCTAAAATATATTTTTCAGTATATATTAGATTCTTATTTATACGATTTTTATTTGATAGATTATAATACTATTATAGAAACGGATGGAGACTGGTGGCATGTAAATCCACTTCTACATGAAGCTAAATCTGAAATTCAATTTCATACTATAGAGCATGATAAAATAAAAAATGAAGTTTGTAAAAAAAACAATATAAAACTCCTTCGTTTTTGGGAATCCGATATAAAAAATAATAAATTGCAAGTTATAAAAATTCTCATAGAAGAATTAAATTTATAAATTTCATATATTTATATTTTTGGAGATTTATTTAAATGAAATTGTTAAACATTATAAAAGAAATTTTAAATGAAGATGCTAATGAAAAGGTATATTTAAAACCTGGAGAAAAGGCTCCAGACGGAGCGAAAGTTTCCAAGGGTCCTCGTGGTGGAGAATATTATTATGAAACATAATTAAAAATTTCATTTACTTGAATTTTTATTAAAATTTCTACGTATGTGATAGATGTCACATATATATTTTAAAGTATTAGTTATATTTATATAATAATGTATAATGTATAATGTAAGGAAATAAAAATATGGTTAAATTAAAAACACTTATAAATGAAATTCTTAATGAAGATGAACATAAAATTTATGTTCAAGGAGATAAAGAAGCTCCTAAAGGTAAAAAACTCCAAACTGGGCCAAGAGGTGGAAAATACTTTATAGGTTCTGCCAAGGAAAAAGAAGATTATGAAAAACAGAAATCGTCAGGAACTGACAAACATAATTCTAAACGAAAAAATCAAATTTTGAATAACCATAAAAAGGATATTGAAAAAGGGTCAGAACAAATTGCTGATGATTTAATGGGATGGGGAGAGAAATTAAATAAGGATGATATAAATAATAAAATAGAAGATTATGTCGGACAACTTCTTAGAAATGAAGAGGATGAGGATTATATAGATGCCGCTGTATTAGTTTTAAATAAAGAAATAAAAAAGAAAGTTTTGGATAATATAAAAAAGGCAAATTATAGATCTCGCTCTACAAGTTCAGCTCCATCTGAAAAAGAGACAATAGATTGGATAAAATCAAAAAATAAAAAAGTTTCTCAAGAAACTATGAAAAAGGTATTAGATTCATATAAAAAACATAATAAATCAACTGGTATTATGGCTCCATCAAATCAAGACATATATAATAATATTAGAAAAGATTTAGGAAATATAAATGATACAGATTTAAATTTTGTTAAAGATTTGGTAACTTATTTGAAAACAACTACACCAAGCCGTTTAAGAAAAATGATTGATCGAGATAAATCTAAAAAATAATCAAAAAAACTCCTTGAAAATTATAGTTAAAACCCTCTAAAGAGGGTTTTTTATTTTAAAATTGAATTTTTTGTATATTTATATATATTAGTTATGAATCCTCACAAATGAATGGAGTTACTTAAATGATAGAATCAAAATTTCCCACCGAAATTATTGAGTTACCAAGTAAAGGTGTTTTTTATTCAGATCCAATATTATCTACAGGAAAAATTAGACTTAAATTACCTACTGCATTACACGAAGATATTTTAACATCTAAAAATTTAATAAATAAAGGTATCGTTATTGATGAATTTTTAAAATCATTGATTGTAGATTCTATAAATTACGACGATCTATTAATTATTGACATAAATGCTCTTCTTATTGCCTCTCGTATTTTATTATACGGTTCAAGTTATACGGCTAAAGTTAAATGTCCATTATGTGAAAAAACGCAACAAGAAAAATATGATATTAGTTTATTTGAAACTAAGAATGTTGATTTTTCAAAATTTCAACAAGGGTTAAATGTTCATGAATATGAATTTCCTGTTACTAAAATAAAGATCAAATTTAAGTTTTTAACTCATAAAGATGAGATATCAATAAAAAATCAACTAAAAATTATGAGGAAAAATTTAGACGGAATAGATCAAGACATTACGACAAGATTGGCGTTTACTATAATTGATTTTGATGGTGAAACATCTCCAATGAAAATACATCAAAAAATAAAAAATGAACTTCCATCAAAAGATTCACACGCATTCAGAATTCATTTGTCAGAAATAACTCCTGGGATCGATTCAAATGTACATTTTGTTTGTAATGAATGTCAATTTGAAGAAGATATAAGAATGCCTATGGGAACGGAATTTTTTTGGCCTACCGGACGACTATAGACAAAGTCTATGGGATGAAGTATTTGATATTGCATATTATTCAAAAGGTTCGATTTCTATTACAGAAGCATACTTACTCCCTTCGTCCAAACGTAAATATTATTTACGTAAACTTCAAGACAGATTAAAATCTGAAAATGCGAAAGATAATCAACACAACCGCTCTTCAACTATAAAAGGCCCATTTTAAAAAGCTATCGTTTTTGATAGCTTTTTTCATTTATCAATATTTATTATTAAATCGGAGATTTATGATGAAATTGAAAAAATTAATAGAAAAAAATGAATTAAACGAAGGTAAAATATCCGATATAATAGGAAAAATTTTTGAATTATTATTATCTGGAAAATCTGATGATTTATATAAAAAATATGGAAATAACGAAGAGTTAAAATCTGCCACTGATAATCTTAATAATTCTATTAAAAGATATAAACAAGTTTTAAAAAAATATCCTCACGTAGAATCTTTATTAAAGGATTTAATAAAATAAAATGGCTAAGAGAAGTAAAAAAGAGCTTAATGATGAACTTAGATCTTTTGCCGATCTCGCTAATGAAATTACAAATAGTATAGATGCCGCTATAAAAAAACAGCGAGACTTGGTAGGTAGTGATATGTTTGACGACATATCCGATCAAATTCGAGACGTTCAAGCTGTTATAGATTTAGGGTTTGAAAGTAATGTAAAGCGTGTTAAAACTCTTGCGCAATCTCTTAAAGGTACATTAGAAATAAGAAGACAAGAAATAAATTTATTAAATCAGTTAAATATTAAAATATTAGAATCTCAGGAACTTGTAGAACAAGTAAAAAATGAATATTTGGGGATGTTTGAAAGTTTATCATCATTTTTAACAAAAATTCCTGGAAGTAATTTTCTATTAGCATCTCTTCAATTAGATAAAATAAAAAGTGAACTTGAAGAAAAATTAATAAAAACAATCCAAGGTGGTGTTACAGATTCAGGAATTTCTCTTGGTGCTTTAAAAGATTCTATGATAATTACTTTTAGTGCAATGGCTCAAACAATAGGAAAAACGCTTATGCTAGTTTTAACAAATCCTGTTATATTGACAATTGCATTAACTGCGTTATTAATTAAAAAGTTTGTAGATTTAAATAATGCTGCTGAAGAATTTAGAAAAGAAACTGGTTTGACAGTTTCGCAAACAAGAGAGTTAAATTTTTTATTACAAGACTCTACTGATCAGTTAAGAAGATTTGGAATATCTTTAGAAGATATGTTTAAATCTACAGCCGCCGTTTATGAAAATTTCGGAAATATAAATTTTGTTTCACTAGAACTTATAACTAATGTAGCGAAGTTAGCATCTAATTTAGGAATTGGAGAAAAAACAAGCGCACAAGTTTTAGCGCAGTTTATGGGAATGAGTTCTTTAACAGATTCAACTGCTATCAATTTAATTGTTGCTACAACCCAACTTGCAAAAATGGCGGGTGTTGCACCAAGAGGAGTAATAGAAGATATAGCCGAAAATAGTGAATTTATTGCGCTTTATTTCAAAGGAAGCGCAATTGAAGCTGCAAAGACTGCGGTTGAAATTCATAGAATGGGTTTGAATCTTTCACAAGTTTCTAAAATAACTGAAAGGATTATGAACTTTGAATCATCAATTGAAGATGAGCTTATGGCTTCTCTTTTATTAGGAAAGCAAATAAATCTAAACAGAGCTAGACAGTTAGTATTTAATGGAGACATTGAGCAAGCAACAAAAGA